GTCGTTCATTAGCTTGAGCTAAGAAGAGCGTCTAACTCTTCTTGTGTTGTAACGTTGTCTATCGAAGCCTCTAGCGCATTGCCCGTTTCTCTTAGCACCTCAACTTCACCAAAGATACCGTTAAGGGTATTAAGCATGATTGTCTCGTCCTCACTAATCGTGCCTCTCGTTTCTTTAAGAGTGAGTTGCGTTGCTTTTGCCGTGAGATTTCGTTGATTAACCGCATCACCGATTAATGCAATAATTGACGCGGCTGTCTTCGTGTCAACTTCTGCTATCTTCTCGACTTTAATCGGGGCTAATCGGTTCGCGGCCTTTAGTGCTAACGCATCAGCCCGTAGTGTCTCCGCATCTTCCTTGAGCGTGACTTCACCATTAATGACCGACCAGCAGTAGGATGGGTAGTCGTAAAAGAAGTCGAACGCGACAACGATGTCCGTCAACTCACTCGTACTGCCTCGTACTATCTCACCCGCTTCATCTACGATTAAATACATCAGTAGCTCCCATTATCTAATCTTTCTGGCGTTGATTTTTTCGCAATCAAGCGATAACAAGCACCCTCGCTCGAAGTCAAAGTAGAGTATTGCTCCACCTTTAGCTCTTGTCCTGCGGTTAACTCAATGCCTCTTCGCTCACGTCTAAAGTAATTCGTGCTGGGTGCTGCATAATACTCCGAGACCCCGATATATGTCTGACTGCCAGTGGGCATAGACGAATAATATCCTGCTGAGTTAGGGTGTTCCAAATCGCGGTAACGATTAATGAACGAATCCGATGTTGTGCCATTACTATGGGCTATGTATCTAACCGCCAAGTCAGTAAAATACCCAGAGCTACTGGCCTTCCAGTGCTTCCTGTAGAAATAAATCGTTGCGTCTTCATCGAATGTTAGCGTATGCAGTGTTTTGCTAACACCAGTGCCTTGAGCATTCGTCCAACCAGTGTCGAGCAGGGTGTCTGATACTACTTCTGGTGCTACTTCTTTTTTAGTGCTTGTTAAAGACATGATTAGACTCCTGTAATTTCAACGCCATCAGCGTATAGTGAATAAGTAATATCCGTTGGCAGCGGATTTGCGGGTAGTAGATGAAGGGGAATGTTCGCGATTGAACCAGTATTGGGTATAGTGCCTAAACCATCACCAAACTGGCTGCTAATGGTGGTGGTCGATGAGGCGGTCATCGTGTTTGCGTCTATCCACACGAGGTCGGTGGAAGATGGCGAAGGGAAGATGGCGACCCCTGGAGCGATTTCAAGCGCATAGTTGCCGTATTCTGTTGAGACAGAGGTGTTGCTACAACTCACACTCGTGACAGTTTCCGTGTTTAGGTCGATAATCATGTTATTAGTGCCAGTGCCTTTTTCCAGAAGGTACGGGACACCATTGTGACCTACGGTGATTAATGCCCCTATTGAATAGCTACCCACGCTGGGTACGGAGATGGTTGTTGTGTCGCCTGTCGTAACGTTAATTTTGGCTACTGTTGTAGCAGAAGCCATCTTTCTCACGTAAACGAAGCCGCCATAGTACAGCGTGAAGCTGCCCTGATTGCTCGCTTGACCATAAGCTACTTGGCTCATGGTAATTGTTCCAGCATTTGAGCCATCACTAGCGAGTCTCCGCTCCAGAGTCGTGTTGTTGGAGTCGCTTTTACCGTAGAAATATGTGCCGTCAGTACACACACCCTTAGTCGTTGCAGTAAAGCTGGCATTCGTTAAAACACTCGCCCCTGTCACATCGTAGGTATAAACTGTGTTGGAGTCGCATCGCGACCATCTTTTGTTATTGTTTCCATCCAACCATCCGAAAGCACTACTCGCATTTCTAGTGCCACTACCATTCAAAGGAATAGTGCGAAAGAAATCACTTTCAATCTCATCATAGGTCGCTGGCGGCATGCGGTTAGTGGTTGACGTGTTGGTCATCCTTGAAATGCCACTATAACCAGCAAAGATAAAAGCATCAGCGAGTGGAACATAATTACCTCCATCACTCGTTGCAATAACGAAATCCAGACTGGAACTCACGTCAACAATCTGACTGCCGCTCAGTGTGTCACTCGCCTCCGTTCCAGCAGTGGCAGGAGAACCCTTAGAAACAGTGAATCCGTCCTGCATAACTGAGCCAGTGACCGTGTATAGAGGGTCGCTTGCTTTAAAGCTTACATTCTTCACGACTGCTTGGCTGGTCGATGTTGTCGTGATGATTGGAAAGGTTCGTGTCGCACCAGCACTCACTGCGTTAACATTCTTAAAAACTTTTAATTTCTCTGCCATCTTCTTATTCCTATATGTTGATGTAAGCCATGATAACGGCTTGTGTTGGGATTGAACTAAATCCTAAAATCTTGTTACCATTCAAGTCTAAATCACCACCGAGTTGGGGTGATGTGTCTGAAACCACTAAATCTGTAATTACATGCCCATTTAGGTCTAAATCACCACCGAGTTGGGGCGATGTGTCCTCAACTAAGTTTGATAGCAATCCTGTTGCTGGCGTATAAGCAATCAACCAAGCTGACCCGTTATAGGCAAGCATGGCATCAGATGACGTGTCCCAATACAGCGACCCTGTGAGTAGAGTATTGCCATCATTATCTAGTGTGGGCGGCGTTGCCTTATCGCCTAAATACCTATCATCAAACTGGTCATAAACCGCTGCGGCGGCATTAGCATGGGACGCAGCCACTGCAACGCTGTTACCTGCCGTTACTACATCTGCATTAGTTAGCACGACATCCGCATTAGTCAAGCCAAGGTCAAGACCCGTCAGCACGACATCTGCATTAGTCAGGGCAACATTAGCTGCCGTAACCTGCTCCATGTACCCCTTGCCAACCGATACCATCACATAAGATGCGCCGTTATACCGTACTTGAATCATGCCGCCAGCGCTAATCGTGTCAGCAATAACGGATGTTCCGTCAGGGTGAATCACAGCTTTAACGCCAGTGCTGTTGACATTCAATGTAGAGCTACCTGTCGAAGCGTTCGCCGCCTTAAAGTTAATTTCTAAGCCATCAGCTAAGGTTGGCACATAAGGCAGGTCTACAACGTAAGCATCTGCTACGCCTGTATCTACAGCGTAGTTGGCTGAGCCTGTCTTAATCTCAACCTGAGTAGGGAGTTGGTCAAACGCCCCTTCCAGTAAATTAAATTCCGCATCTACGTCCTCTGGGCGAATAATATCGCCTTGGATGAATAACGCTGGGTTAGTGTAGTAATTGTTAGGCATTATCTAATTCTCCGTCTTGGCGTGTAATGAATAATTGCGCCGTGTATGGTATGTGCTGGGTCGTAGCGTGTTGAGCCGTATATGATGATGGACATATTCTTGCTGGTCGCTTCAAGGCTCACTCTGTTATCAAGGATGACTTGACCGCCCCAAGTCGATTTACCCCATGCACCGCCGCCCCAAATACCGCCGCCACCTGAATCAGCAACGTCAATACGTCGATGGCTTGGGAAATCTCTAGAGCCAAACTCAAACAAGGGCTTGACGGCGAAGTTAACATCACCATCGGATTGCATATCAAACTCTAGTAAGCGATACCGCTTTAAGACACTAGGCTGATTAATAAAGTTAAAGGCGGTAGATAGTCCGTAATGCAACGCCTCATCATCAAACGAATTGCCTGTCTCCATCTCATAGACGAACCCATCTTCTGAGCCAGCGTAAATTGAGTCGCAGTGGTCAGGTGACTGGATGCACGTTACTTGGTGAGCTAATGTGAACTCAGCTAGTCCTGATAACTGGAAGTTATTAAAGGTCGCTGTAATCCCTGTCTTATCACTAAAAAAGATACGGTATTGGTTCTTGCCTTTGATGCGACAGGACGCGACAGCCTTATCCTTTTTCGTGAAGAATCTAGGGCGTATCTTCTGAGAGAAAGAATTGGCTTGAAAATCACCGTAAGCCTGCGTTGGATTAAGCGCCACCAATCCAACGTCAGTTAAAATAATGGGTGAGCTAATGTACTGGTTTGACCACTCCATAGCCCCTGCGTCTTCTGTAATCAGTCGTAATTCCCAGTCAGCCACCGATGTGCCATAAAGCACTTGAGTCTTGCCGTCAGTATAAAGAGCTAGTGAGCCGCCCTGTATGCTTTGCAATGCCGTAATGTCATCGCCTAACGCCAGTTCAGCAGCACCTAATATCACGTTCCAAGATAACGGGTCGCCCGTAGCCGAATGCTGTAGTGAGCCGCCTGCAAAACTTAGGAAAAGATGATACTTATGGGCAACAATATGTTGAGGCGCGTCCAGTGCCATACCCGTGCGGATAGGCGTGTAAACAGTACCGTCAAACTCAAAAGCAGGATTAACCCCATCGCAACCATACAGACGAGTTGTTCCCGTATTACCACTGAAATTGTGCGTTGTGAAGTCATATCTCCCGCCCGTATTAAGTGTGATGGGTGTGGCATCTCCTGACAGGGTTGCGCTACCTGTCGCTGACGTACCCGCCTCAGCTTGGAACGCACCTGATACCGACGATATAACCATGTAACCAGCCGCGTCATTGGTCGCCCAACCACCCGACTGAAGGATTACGTTGTCTATTAAGGCTGTCTCGGTTGATACGCTGCCTGTCAACGTCTCACCTTTAACAAACGCAGTCGTACCTGCCGTGAACTCGATAGTTTCACCCAAGACTATTTGAACCCAGCCTGTAGCCGATGACTTATAAATATCAACCGCAGTGCCGCCCGCGTTCGCTCGAAAGGCGTACACATCGTCATTAGGTTTTGCGCCATACTGCACGACACCTAAGACTGAGCCTGAACCAGCAACGGCGCTTATCTGCGCTCTAGCGTCTTCTATTGCTAGAATCCGATACGCCTTACTAAGGGCTAATGAACCACCATCGCCTAGCGGCCTAGCTTGATTGGCTGTCGCAACCGTAACGGCAGAGACCTGCAAGGCGTTCGTGCTGTTGAATGTGCCTGTGACGCGCCCTAATGCAATATGCCCTGCTGCGTCATTCGTGCTGAAAGCGCCTGAATCAACCGTAGCGTCCTCCAGTACATAGCCCGTTGCACCTGATACCAGTTGAGTGACAAGCTGACCTGTTGTGATAGCCGCTAAACCCGTGCTGAAATCAACCCTAATAAATGATGAGTCAGTGGGTGACGGTTGTCCGTCAAAGCGCTCATAGCCGTCCATGCGATGATAACCACCGTCTACGCCTACCTCATAGTTAAGGCAAGCCATTAACTCGCCCTCCTTAATCTGCGTTACAGGCGAGACTAAGTCCAAGCCGCCTGCCATCGGAAAATATTGCTGCCTGACTGCCATTATCTATCCGTCTTTGACGTAGGTGATGCTGGACTGCGTCCGTCCTGCACGTTGCTTGCCTCGCGCAGAACGCTTAACCGCTGAACCTGCATATACCAATTTAAGAAGAAGGTGAGGACGGTAAATAATATACCGACAATGGCTAACCATTCGTTGAGCGTATAACCGCCAATCATGACGGCTGTAGCGCCAACGTAAGGGGCTTTACTTACTGCTGCTTGCATAGCGGTATTGGTGACTTGATTGGCGACCTCGTCTTTCATTATGATTTCCACGCTTTGACAGTCTTCTCCGCGCTACGTCCTACAACGTAACCACCTAGACCAATTTTCAGTAAATCCCATAGGTCGGACGGCAGTGCCAGCATAGGCGCGGCCTCCCAAAACAACGATAGGTACGGGTACAAAATGTAATTATTGGCGATGATGGCAGTAAACGTTAGCATCGTAATAGGTCTCCATGAGGCGACCACCCAATGCTCTGAATTAGCCTCCGCAACGATAACGCTCATGCTGGCTTCAATCTCTTGAAGCTCCCCCTTCTGCTGTATTTCTACTAGCCTTGCCCGTGCTTCCGCTTGCTTAATAGGGTCGGGTATTACCTTGTTGATAATGTCCATACCTGCCGATAATAAAGCGGCTACAGGGAACGCCATCGCTAACCCTGCCTGTTCGTTGTCGCTAATGGGGTCGGGTCAATCGTCATGCGTTCTAACTGCTCTTCGGTCATGCGATTCATGACGCGCTCATAGTTAGCCGATGAACCCTGATAGACTTCTCTTGCGTCTGAATACTCAGCCCAGTACATCAGCGCTTTGTAGATAATCGCATCTTCAAACTCTGAAGGTATCAATGGCACGTCAGTATTGGCTGCAAGCACCTGCGGAGGGCGGTAGAAGTCCACTGTCACTGTAAAGGCATCGTTAGGGATAGGGTAGAACGTAATCGCCCCGTTCGGCTTGTAAGCGAAGTATTTTGGCCTGCCTTTTTCTTTAACGCCTGTTGCGTAAGTATCTTTAAACTTAGCCCAATCTAACTTCTTTAACCATGCGCTGTCATCCGTACCCAGCGCCTTCGTGTAGACGTGCATATCTTCCGAGAACCGCTTAGGTGTTTCGCTGTTTTTTTGAGGCGTGTAATCTTGCGTGCCATCAATCGTATCGAAGCTTAACTCGTCCCATAGGAAGTTCCAGTTAGTATTCTCGTTTTGTATCTCAAGCCATGCCCTCGCTACCCAAGTGACAATCGCAGCATACTGACCTGTTTGACCTGTAACAGCCGATGGGCCTGCACCACTGACGGCGGCCTCTTGGCGCACACGCTGACATAGCTGAAGATAACTAGACATTAGCCAATAACCGAAAATGGATAAGCGTGGGACTCAGACTCGATAGTGTCGCCTGTCTTCTGGTCTGTGTGATACGTTTTTCTGACGGCGTGTCTTAAAATAGCGACATAACCTTCAAGAACGCTAACGTCAACGCCTCTAGGGATAGTCACGCCAACACCGTTTAGCCCAACATACACTGGGTCAGGGTCGCTTGGATTGGCGCTCTTATGAATATTAATAGTGACTCTCTTACCATCGCGGGATTTCTTAGAAATGGCCTGTGGCGCTGAATCAGTTTTTGCTGGGTCTTGACCTAACGCTGATTTAACGGCATCAAGCATGGCAGCTTTCGTTGTCCCAACCTGAAAGGTTAAGCCAAATTCTTCTTTGGCGTAGGCACGAAGCTCTTGAACTGGAGCGGTTTCAATGTTTATCATTTATTTTCCTTTTGTCATAAAAAAGGGAAGAGCCGTCAAGCCCTTCCCTTTGCACCGAATGGTGTTTTTTCTATGGGTTACAAATACCTACAGAGCAGATACCGCAACTTCATGTCTAACCATCCAAGACTCATTAAGAATCGTAGCGGCGAACCATGTTTTCCAAGACACCATACCTATTTGACCTAATGGGTCAGATTTAGATGGAGTGCCTGCATTTAGAACCATAGGTTTGATAGAACCAGCACCCTTCACAGGTACAACGCCGTATGCTTCTTTAGCGATGTAAATGATGGGATACACGTCAGGCAATGTGCCTCCAGTTGATACTGTGTTATTCGTTGAAGCCAACACAGCGGTTGCTGCATTAGGGAACGAATCCAGTAATGGAGACAAGATGTAACGAACACCTTCAACACTGCCACACTCTTCAGAACACAAAGGCTTCATTGAGCCGTATTCTGCAACAGGCACGAATCCAGCTAGTCCACGAAGGTCAGCTTCAACGTCTGTGTGAGCGAAAGCGATGTAACCGCCCTCAATAGGAGTCGTGTTGTAGTTGACGCTACCAGAAAGCATAGAAGTCAGAGGACGACCACGATTAGCTTTAAGAGAGCGAACAGCCGCACGTTGAGCAGATAAAGTTAATACGTTATCGACATTCAAACGGTTAGCAACGCCTTCAGCATAAGATACGTTAGTACCCGCTTTGATTACGCCATACGTCACCATCTCGATAGTTTCAGCAGCTTGTTCGCCAGATAACGCAGCAGCGTCTTTTAATACTGGGTCTTCAGCTAAATCTTCTACACGGTCAGTGATTTCTGTAACAGCGCCGTATTGACCCATAGTTACAGTAACGTCTTCGTATGTTAATGCTTGTGCTGTTGGTGTTACACCTTCAGTTAAAGTTGAAGTAGAAACAGTAAACGGAATCGGTCTACGGAATTTAACCACTTCAGCCTTGTTTTTAGGCATCGGTTTAGTTTGTCCAAATTTAGATAGGACGAGGATTGGTTCTGCGTGTGAAAGCATTTCCATTGCAGCCCAAGCTGCGGTACGTTGACTCAAAGAGCCATAATTAGTAGTAGCCATTGTTATTCACCTTTTGTGTTAATGGTTAATTCAGAATAATTGTGCGTCATTGCACGATTGAATCAGTCCATCTACTCCAAAGGGTGTTCACTCTCTGTACGAATAAGGCGTGTGCGTCATTCATGTGTACAGTCGGTAGCTACCGTCTATTGTTGATTTCGTTGATTAAGGTTTAGCGTCTTACTTAATGACGTTCACCGCATGAGCGGTTCGTGCTTATCTTTCTAACTTGTTG